AGCCGACCATTGAAGCTGGGTTTTGATACCCTGAAATAAGGCCGCGGATCTTTCCGATCATTGAGTTACCCATACGGTAGGGGCTAGGGGTAAATCCATCGATGCTAACTCCGCCAGTCTGGGAGACTTGCCGGGCTTGAAATATATCCACCGCCAAGATCATTGAAGCTTCTCTTATAGCTGGGGTATCGGCGTAAGCAGTAGTTTTAGTATCTGCTCCTATTACCTGGCCATAAGGAAGTACTCGAGTAAAGTTTAGATCTGCGTTAGTTTTTGCGTACTGTATAAAGCTAAAGCCATTTGGATAGTAAGAGCTAAATCCTGCGAAGTTAATCAGCGGAAATAGTGCAGCCGATCCAGCCGTAAAAGGTATTGTGCCGGTAATCGTGTGCGTACCGTTATAGACCGATCCCGAGCCACTAATGGTGACTACGTCCCCGGTGCTATAGATAGCTGGGTTAGATACCATAACGGTAGCTATATTATTTTGCAGGGTAGTCCCTACTACTGGGGCTGTGTCAAACCATAAAAACTGATTGATCAAATCTTGCGCCGACTGGCATACCGTCTCTACGACATCGGAGGAGTAAAGATTTTCAATACCCAGGTTAGCGCGTAGCTCGGCTTCGGTAACGTACGTTGCTGGCATCTTTTACTCCTTTACTTTGTTTAAGGTGGGTCAGACTAAGAGGGCTACCCAAAGCCTGACCCACTACTAGGTATTGCTTATGTGAGGTTGAAACGGACTAGGCCGTTAGGCATCTTCACGATAGTGGCCATAAAGCCATAGATTGCTACCTGTACTTGCAGATTAGAAACAACATTTACCGACATATATGCCTGCGGGCTGCGATAGACGGTAAGGGCTTCAGGGGCCACAATAAAGGCAGAGTCATCGACAGTGGTACCCACCATTTGGTGATCTACATAAAGATCGAGACCGAGCACATTTCCACGGATGCTTGAAGGTGTGGCAAGTCCCCCAGAATTCATAGGTGCGGCAGCGTTATAAATCGGCCGCCCTGTTGTATCTGTTGAGCCCATTAGTAGGCTCCATTGTGAAGGCCCAGCTACATAGTTACGAGCAAAGAAGCTCGTATTTTTGTAGATATTGGCAGACTCCGTAGAGACGTAGCTGATAATACCGGCACTTGTTGCAGCTACTGGAGCACCTTGTACGCCACCAGCAACGACATCAGCAATAACTGCAGCATCTGTAGCTAGCGAGAAGGCACGCTGTAGTTGATTAGTGAGCTCTGTGTAAAAATTCGGATCCGAGCGCTCGAGTAATTCTATACTGAGCGTATTCATACCAGAGTACTTCTTAACTGTTCCCGAAAGGTACTCGGTTACCATACCTGTATTTTGTACAGCTCCAGCCTCGGCCTCTACCGTTACTACTGGGGCAACGCCTGACTGTCCACCAGCTGAAGTTACCAGCGCTGGTACTGAGAGGGTCATACCAGATGGCGGCAAGGCTCCAGAGCTGAGCGCATTAATCATCGGTGTATCGAAGTTTGTATTACTTACGAACTCGGTAAGAAATTGCGTAGGGTTAAAACCCGGGTTTGTAGTAAAGCTATCATCGGCTGCAGTTACATATAGCCGAGAGTCATCACTACCGAGTGCCGCTTTAATTTTGTGCTCGGTGTAAGTACCCATCGAAGTAATAGGGGTACGCACTCTTTGGGAGTCCAGCACGGATGGTCGGATAATCTTACGGGCAGCTTCGACTTTATCAGCCTCGGCCGGTACATCTACCGGAGAATCTCCCGGTGTATTTTCTGGGGCTGTGTCCACAGCTTCCTCACTTTCGGTTTCGGTTTCTACCATCTCCGTGTGGATGATCGTAGTTTTAGTGCTTGTCGCTGCCTCAAGTTGAGCTCGAGCAGCGGCAATATCAGAGACGGAGGCGCTAGCAAAAGCGGCACTCTCGACGAGCGATACTTCTTTGAGGACCGCCGCCGTAACGAGCAGATAGTCACCCATTGGCTTAGAGGCAGTTACGTCCACCCCTACGGATAAGCCGCTTACTAGGTTCTCCTGCGCTAGTAGCAAGGCATCTCGTCCTCTAGTGCTACCTGATACCTTGAAAGATCCGTATACGCCATCGGTAGCATCTGTAAAACTTATTGCTCGGCCGACTGGCATATCTTGCTGATGCTGACTGAGTAACTTAATTTTTGTAGCATCAACGATAGCTATAGATCCGCGCTCAAACATTACTGCGCCTGCGCTGGTAAAACCTATCTGGCCATACGGTGCAACCATCCCAGAAATAATTCCAGTCTCTTTGTCAGCTGCCTGTATCTGTTGATTAAACGTTAATAACATCATTTGCTCCCATCGGTGTAAGTGCTTCCATAGCTCTAGCAGTATTTATATCTATTAGTTCTAGTCTTAACATCTGTTCTATTACATCCAGGCGGGCTTTAGTGTCGCTGCGTAAAAACGTATCATCTACGGCAAAGATAACTTTATTTTGACTATTTGTTATATCGTTCATTGAGAGGCGATCAGATATCGCGCTGACATATGGCTGCAACGAGTAGGCAAAAAATTCTTTACGTCCCTCTAATATATTCTGGTATGTCATTGAGTTATTCATATCGCTACTTATTAGGTAGGCCGGTACGTTCATAGCTCTAGCTATTTCGGTACTTAGATATTGGCTACTTTCGTTATAGGTCATATCTTTAGGAGAAAAAGAAGTAGGCACATACTCAAGAGTAGAGGTTAAGTAGGCCGTAGATCTATTAGCTCTTGCACTCTTAAAGGCTGCAAGTAATCCCTGTATTTGTGCCTCTGGTAAATCTGCACCGTTATTTTTTAATACTCCCGTTGGCATAGGAGTAGCAGCAGATACTTTAGCCGCTTGCTGTATATCAAAAGCTGCGCGAATTGTTGAGCCTGCGGTTTGTAATACGCCAGGTAGTAAAGATTGGAAAGTAACAAGTGAACCTATACCGCCCATCGGTGTAATAATTCCATCGACGAAATAATCTGCGATCTCTGTACCAAATTGATTTGTAGTAAAGGTAACTCGATTATTAGCAACCCACTCAAAGCCAGATGGTCGCATATCATCTGCATACAGTGAAGTAACTCGCCAATAAGCAACGGCATAAAAAATAAGTGCATCGACAGTAGAGGCAATAGTTACCGATCGTGGCTGGCGTATATCAGGTTGATCTAGCCACACTGGGTTAGTTAATTTTTTACCTGTTGTCTTATTAAATAAAGCTAAATCAATACTAGATATTGTGCCGGCGATTAAGTTGCGACACCTAGAGACAGATGCAACCTGCAGTGCATAATTTCTATCTACTCCGCCAAAGTTGCCAAGCATTGAGCCAGTATTAAAATTACCGTAGCCATAATTGGTATCCATTATCGCCGGGGCAGCCTGAGCCTCTATCTTAGGTGTAGACCTAAGCCCGAGCGTTTGCAGTAATCCCATACACACATTATAGCGATATGTCTAGTCATTAGACAGATTAAAGGCAAGTGTCTAAACGTAGACTTTAGCCTCAGACATCGGCTGGGTCAGGATATGCACGATCATACTAAGACCTATTGCTATATCGACTGGCCCTGCCGATTTGCGCCTAACGATACGCCAAGATGCATCGGACTCTTTGGCCGCACAGTTAGCCATATGATCTATTAAAACTTGCTGCCCGCTGTGAACGAGGCGCTTATTTGCAAGAGCTTCGTGTAAGTCCCCTGAGGCTTGATAGCCCTTTTGCCCCGATATATCGTTAATTCTTATACCGTTAATTTCTAACCTTTTAGCTATAGAGGCAGTCGTGTACTTGTCATAGCAGACCGTCCGCGGGTAGTAATCCTTACACCACTTGGCAATATGGTCAGCCATAAAGAGCTCATCGATAGCTACATCACTGTGGAAAGTCTCTAAGACTGCTACACCGATCTTTCCATCTGGCAGAGCTTGCCCCATAACTAGCGAGCCATCTCGCTTACTAGGTGAGCAGTCAAAGGCGAATATTGTAAGTGGCCCCGGGCTAAGTTTTAGATCCTTGTCTCCGGCATCCTCTACCGACATATGCGGCCAGGGGCTCTGAGTACTGGCGATCCATTGGCAGAGCAGCTCTGTTTTAGTTGTCTCGACAGGTTGAGTAGCTACCGCTTCCTCTAAC